CCTTCTCGAACTTCATGCCGCCGTTGAGGCGGTAGCTCGTCAGCGTCTTGAAGTCGTTGACGCTGCGAACGGAGGAAATCTGCCGCCACGCGCTCTCCACGCCGTCGAACCCGGCAAGGAGGAACTTGTTGACGGTCGAGGAAAGGATGCCCGAGATCGAGTGCGTGGCCCACGCGGCTGCCAGGATCGGCCGCAGGGTGGACGCGGTCACCCGCCGGCTGCCGTCGTAGCCATTGGCCACGGCGGCCTGCACCAGCACCTCGCCGATCGACAGTTCGCGACGGGCCTTGTGGGCCGCCTCGAGCGTCTTCTCGTCGTAGTGCTTCTCGACATTCGGCAGCCCGCCCTGCAGGGCGAAGCTGGCCTCGATCACCTCCGGCGTCAGGCCGGCGGGCTGGGCGACGTGCACAGCCGGAACGGCGGGGCGCTCGTCGCGGGTCGCGATCAGCTTTTCCATCTTGGAAACTTTCTCGTTGAGGTTGGCGATCTCGGCCTTGAGCACGTCGGCGTCGGCTTCGACCTTGGGCTCCACGGCGACCGTCGCCGTGACTTCCACGACCGGGGTCGCGATGACCTCGTCCGCGGGCTTTTCGTTGGCGGTGTCCGCCATGATTTGCTCCTCTGCCACCTCTTCGGCGGCGATAGAGATCGCGGTGCTGCGGTCCGCGCCCAAAGTGACGAAACTGGTCTCCCGCAGCGTGGAGGCCCGTACGACACGGATTGGCCCGACGAGGGCCTGCCCGTTGGCGGTAGTGGCTTGGTCCTCACCAAACCGGAGATGGCGGCCGACATCGGCACCGACGCTCGCTTGCCACTCGTAGCCGGCGGCGGCCAGGGCGAGCACCTGGCGGGCGGTCTCGCTGTCGGCGAGGATCTCGCCCTCGACGACGAGCTGCCCGCCCTGCACGCTGGGGCGGCCCTGCCCGAGGATCGAGCCGAGCGAGTAGTCGTGCCCCATGACGATCGGGATCGTCGATGGCAGCGTCATACCGGCCAGGTCGATCACGACCGGCTCACGGCTCCACGCCTGCCGGATCGGCGCGCCGGTGTAGGCGACGATGCGGAACCGCTTCGGCCCCGGCGCGGCGTCGCCTTCGGCGGCCTGCAGAAACGTAACTTCGGAGGCGAGCTTGATGTTGTCGGCCATCAGTGAAACTCCATGAGCGGTTCGATCTCTTCGTCGAAGCCTTCAAAGTCGATTGCGGTCATGCGGCGGCCTCCTCGCGATCGAGGATCGACTCGGCCCAGCGCCGCCCGGCGTCGCCGCCCCACAGCGCCCAGGCGATGCGCCCGGCGGACGGATAGCCCTCTTCACCCGGCGACCAGCCCTGCCCCTGCTTGTCAACCTCATGGCGGGCGAAGTAGCTCACCATGCGGCCGATCGTGTCGAGCGACAGGGAACGCCCGCCGGCGATGTCGCGAGCGCGGGCCACGCCCACGGCCGTGCCGCCGCGGTTGTATTCACGCCGCCACTCCAGGCCGCGGCTGGCTTCGTCGCGAGCACCCTGCGGCGCTGCGTAGCCGTCGGCCGCACGGGCCTCCTCGGCCTCGGGGTCAGCATCGCCGTCTTCGTCGAGCGTGCCGCCGTAGTTCACCTCGGGCGTGAAGTCCTGGAAGAGGTCGAGCTCCTTCATCAAGGCGACCTCGGCGGCCCGCTGCCGCAACTCCACGTCCCACTGCTTGCCCTGGCGGGCGTACTCGGCCGCGAGCGTGGTAGTGTGCGTGCGAAGCCTCGTCTCTGAGGCGTTGGCCTCCTTGGCAGGATCGACGTGCTCACGCCCGTCCCACTGCCACGACCAATTCCACTCTGAGAACGGCGCGGTGCCGGCCGGCAGGACGCCCGCGAGCATGGCCTCGTTGACCCACGCCTCCAAGAGGCGGTCGAGCATCACCCGCTCGAGCTCGTCGCGGTAGACGCGGACGGTGCCGGCGTAGACCTGGTGATCCATCCGGCCGGAAGCGTAGTTGTAGGAACTGCTGTCGAGCGCGGCGACGTTGTAGGGGATCTGCAGGCACCGCGCCATCTCGTTGACGATCTCGCGCTTGAACATCGCGTACGTGCTGGTCGGCTGCTCGGCCTTGAGCTGCTCGAACGTCCAGCCGTCCGGCAGCGTCACCATGGCCCGCTTCTGGATTTCCATCTCCGCGAAGGCGTCCACCTCGTCGATCTCGGCGGCCGGCGAATTGGTCCGCAGGAAGCCAGCGAAGTCGGCAGCCGTCTCGGCGGCGGCGCAGACAGCCTCGGTGTAGCGACGCAGCTGGCCGAAGAGCCGCAAGGCGGGGGCCACCTCGGCTACGCCACGGTGCTGGCCGGGACGGCTCGGCCGGAACCAGTGCACGATCGACGCCGCCGGCACTCGCTGAAACTGCAGGTTGTTGACGCGGTAGTTGCTGCCTGGATGAAAATTCAGCACTTGGTAGGCGACGACGTTGCCGATCTCGTCGAACTCCAGGCCGTCTACCGTGTTTCCTTCGGGCGTGACGGTCTGCCGCATTAGCTCGGTGGGCGTGGCCACCATCTCGGCCTCGATCAGCCGCACGTCGAGCTGCACGCCCGCGAGCCGCGGGTTGTTGACCATGAGGGCGAATGCTTCGCCGTCGGTGACGAGGGCCTCGCGCATGGTGCGGAGCTTGCCCGGCAGGTCGATCGACCACGTCCAGTCGAAGAAGGCCCGCTCGATCGCCCGGTCGAGGTCGTCGGAGCCGGTCTGCATCTGCACACGCGGACCGGTGCCAATCAGGTCGGAGGCCAGCGTCGCAGAAATGCCGGCGAGGTAGGAGTTGTTCGCCCGCTCGTACCGGGCACGATTGCGGATCGTTCTCCGCACGACGGGCGAGAGAGCGGCGTCGGCGGCGAAGGCGTCGGCGGCTGCCCAGTGGTTGCGGTCGTCGCTCGACTGCGCCGCGTCGTAGCGGGCACGCACCGGCACGGCCACCTGCTGCGGCTGCGCCCGCTTCTGGAAAACGGAAAACAGACCCATCAGTCGGCGGTCCCCGGCGGGATCAGGCGATTGAATCGCAGGCCGCGGCGGCGATTGGCGGCCGATGGCGTGGCGGCGGCCTTGGCTGAGAGGTACTTGTCGGCCTCAATGAGCTGCTTGAGGTCGTGCTGCTCGACCTCGCCGGCGTCCGTGCGGACACGGGCGGGCTGCACCGCTGCCGTCTCGAGCTGCTGGCGGATAGAGTCGCTCATGCCCGAAAACTACGGGCGAGCGAGCGCGAGCCGCAGGGGGTGTGGCGTTACGAAACGTCTGCCAAAACGAAAACGGGCAGAGGTTTTGTCACATTGCGTGACAGAAAAACGCGCGCGGATTTCTTACCGCGTCGCCACGATGTAGAGGCCGACGTTGGCGAATGCGTAGCCGACGTAGGCAATGGCCATGCCCAGGTTGCCGCGCCACGCCAGGTCGGCGGCAACCCACAGGTAGATCAAGCCGGTGATGGCGATGAGGGGTCCGCTCACTTCATCCGCTCCAGAAGGCCGCGCAGGGTGTTATCGCGCACGGTTCCTCGTTTCGCGGCCGTGCGGCGGCGATTCGACGGCGAGACGGCGTGTTATCAAGTTCCGCATAAACACTGGTTCTATTGCTCAACTCCAGCCGCCCGTAGCGACTGCCGTGTCTCCGCTGGCCGCGACTTCGGCGGAGGCCAAATAGGATGCGATATGTCGCTGCGGCTCCGGCTAGTCTCTGGGTGTTCGATCTTCAGGAAGTGCCACCACTGCTTCTTGACGCCGACCGGCAGAAAACTACTTGGGTTTAGTTCGACGCAAAGATCAACATACTCCCAATACATTCGCCTTCGCGTCTCGGCGTCAGCGTTTGGCGGAATCGGTTTCATTGGTGGAACGTAGGCCATGTTATTCACTCCGTTGTGTTCGTAATAGAACCAGCGGATGAAGCGGACGGCGGAGCCGCCGCTTATCCTGCGTGTTCTACGACTGCCCTTCACCTGTCCCAGTAGATCGAATCGCCTTTCTCAACTCTGACGAGCGAATCCATTTCGTCGCCGTACTTCCACTCCGAACCGCACTCGTCGCATTCCACAGTCTTTTCGCAACCGATCTCGTCAAGTTCCGCGCCGCATTCAGGGCACTCCAGCGGCTCGCCGTCCCATCGAAACATCGCCATGACCGTCTCCTGTGCGTCGTAGAACCAGCGGATGCAGCGGACGGCGGAGCCGCCGCTGATCCTGCGTGTTCTGTGGTTACTCTGTGTCCCAATCCACGCCAGCCTCCGCCAGCGCCGCGCGCACGGCACCAATCGCAGCGTTCCAGCCCGGAGCGCCGTTCGGGTCTAGCGGAGGCAGCCGCACCACCGCATCCTGTGGCGGTGCCGCGTGCAACGCCCTGATATAAAAACAGTCGCCAGTCTCTCTGGTTTTTTGCAGGCAACAATCCAACGCTTCGCAGTGATAGCCAAATGAGCGGTAGTAGGTGCCGACAGGGTTGCACACAGCCCACGCAAACGGTCTTCGTTCCGCCACAGAACCAGCCGATGCAGGAGACATCGCTGCGTCGCCCTGCGGTGTAGTTTCGTCACTCATGCGATGCTCCTGATCTCGCGTGTTCGCCTACTACTTGCGGGCCAATATGTACGCTGCCGCCTGCCGGCCGACGTGTTCCGTGTAGGCCGGCGGGAATCCCTCCTTGAGTTCTTCCCACCCGATCTCACGCTCGACGCCCATAGCCTCGCGTCCCTCCTCAACCGTTGCCGCCGTTGAGCCGCCAACGACAAGCTTCCCGGTTTTCTTACACACGCCTTTGCAGGTGTCGCCCATGACGTGATACACGCCCACCGGCTTCCCCTGCTCTTTGTGCCGGCATCCGCTGCCCACCAGCGGAAACGACGCCAGGAATAGCCGGTGCCGCCGCACCTTGAGCCCGTAGGCCGAGCCGCACTCGATCACGGCATCGTCCATGCCGGGAGCACCGACTACGTTCTCCACAACCCACGGCACCCCGCACTTCCGCAGCAAGGCGAGGCACGGCGTGAGCAAGTCCCCGTGGCGGCTCGTGCCACCTTGCGCGGATCGAAGGTGCTTCGCCCTGGTGTGGGCTTGGCATGGCGGCGAAGCGTGGATCAAGTCGAAGCCGTTCACGAAGTCGCGGTCACGAAGGATGCCGAGAGCATTACCCCACACAAAGTCGTATGGGTAGGAAGCCCGTATCACGATGTCCACTCCGGTCGGCACGAAGCCCGCCGCCGCGTGTCCGTCGGCTGCCATCCCTGCCCCGCAGAACAAGTCGAGCACCCTCAACTCTGACGTAGCCGAACCACGCGATGGAGCAGACGGCTCGTTACGTCCTGCGGAATGGTTCGTCATGGGTTCGCCGCTGCTCATCTTTGGCGTTCGCAATCCCCTCAAAGCCCCAACAGTTTCCGCTCATGCGGAGTCAGTTTCGCGAGTGCCTCTTTTTTCTGCTTGTCGGTCTTGGCCTTCTTGATCGCTTTCTCGGCTCGCCTCTTGTCTGCCTCTTGATGGTCGCGCCACCAAATCTGCATCTCAAGGCTGCATTGTGAAACGTCCACGCCCTGAAGGCGCGAGCATAGTTCGGCCGTCAGTTCGTCGGCGTTCACCCGCTCGTTGTAGACGCGAGGGTGGTAGCCGCGCCAGTGGTCGCGGTTTATTCGCTTCTTTCCGTCAAGTTCATCAAGCAAGCAGGCGACCTTGCTCATTTCGACCTCAAGGTGTGTCGCCCTAAGATGGTCTGAGTTGCATGGCATCTTTGCGAACCAACGGATGCAGCGGACTCGCGATTCCGTCTGCGTGGGTAGTTTCGTCAGCGGTCGCGAGCCGCTGATCCTGCGTGTTCATTCACCGCCTCCGCTGCGGCGATCCTCGCCGCTATTCGCCGCACCCGTCCGCTCCAGCAGGCCGCGCAGGGGGGCGACGATGTCCGAGCAATCTGCGAGCGTCCCGTCATCGCAGCCAAGCACGCCGATGGCAGCCTCCACCGCCTCCCGCTCCGCATCGGTGAGCGTGGTGTCCATCTCCACAATCACGTTGCCGCCAACCACCGACAGCGTTGCGTCCTGCTCCGCGAGGCGGCGGATAGCCTGCTCTAGTTCCGCGACTCGCAGTTTCAGAATCTCCACCGCGATCTCCGGGTCGCCCAGTGGCCGTTCCGCCACAAAAGCAGCCGATGCAACAGACAGCTCGTTCTCGTCGCTCATGTGCGCCGCCGCCTTTGTTCGCGGCTGTTGATCCTGCGTGTTATGGCTCACGCCTCCCATGCTACGCCCCGATCCGCTTCACGTGGATGACCTTCTTCCCCGTGGAATC